AACGGGTACACGGTCGAAGTCACCGAACAGGCCAAGGATTTTCTAATCGAAAAGGGTTACGACGAAAAATTCGGAGCTAGGCCGCTAAAACGAATCATTCAGTCACACCTGGAGGATCTCATAGCCGAGGCATACATAGACAATAAGGTCAAGGACGGCGATCATCTGGTCATCACGAAGAAGGTGAAGGATGAATGCCTGTCGATCAAAAATAAGTAAATTTGCACAGTTACGTTAAATTGGGGCTTTTTAGCCCCTTTTTTATGAGTACTGAGTTGATCATACTTGCGATATAAATAGAACCAAAGAAATTGAATAAGTAATGGGCAAATTTGGAAAACGTAGATTGCCAAAATTTATGGAACAACCTATAGCTGAAAAAGTTAAGAAGTTATCGGAAAATGAGGAACCTCAGGTGGAGGATCCTACTAAACCATATCACGACGCACAGGAATTAAAGGATCTTGGCGTATTACCGCATGGTCATAAGGACGTTGAACCTAAGGTGTTAAAAGTTTACAAAAATACACCGGAAGATCTAGCTGAGATAAAAGCAGCCGGATACAAGGAGCGTAAATTGTTAGATTATGAGCTTTGGGCAAAGGTTCGAATGATCGACGGTAAGGAAAAGATCATGCAGTTCACGATGGAAGATTGGGACAAGGATCCTGACGAGCCTGATTATGAAAATGGGACGTTGGTTAGCGTTCATGATGATTGCGAATATCAGATGCCATGTAGAATGTATAGCCCGGAAAACGATTCATCGACTTTGGAAGAATACAAAGCTGATGAGTTAACTGTTGTTGAATATAAGCCTACCGACACATGTCATTCTTCAAACACGCAAACTCAACCGTACAGGACCCCATTGAAAAAACAACGCGAGGATGAATTAAAAAATCCATCGGATTATTACATTAGGGTAGCGAATGCCATAATTGAACTACAGCAGAAACGTAGCTACCCTTCCATTCAGCCAATAAAATTCAAGGCATATCGAGACGATTTCACCATGACCGACCCGGCTAATCAGATCAATACTCAAACCGGCGACATAACATCGGATCAGGGAGAAGTCATACCATTTAACGATTGCGATTATTTTAGATTCGGCTCGTACTTGTACCCGGCGCATGAATTAGTACATTATGCGTATCAAGATCACTACGATAAAAAACAAAAACTAACAATGAATGCAGGAAAAGTAACCGAAAGTTTTAACGCTTTCATCAATGAAAATCAAGTAAATGAAGAGGACATGTTGCTAGCAACTGAACCGGAACAGAAACCGCAAGAGTGTGAAGGTTGTTCGGATCACCCAGATACGTTATCTGATGTAGCGAAGGATGCGATCAAGCGAGTTTGCAATGAGATCCTCATAAAGGAAGCGCACGTTTGTGAAACATCGGATGACCCAAGCCAAACGTACGAGAGTTTTCTTAGGGAATGCACTCATTACCTGGCAGAATGCTTGATAAGAGCATCACAAAATTTAAAAGTATGATAAAATTAGCACGGATCAACGAAAATGGTGAATACTCAGTTCCGGCTGATTCGTTCAATAATCAGTACGATTTTAACGTTCAGCCATCACCAATCAGCGTTAACCTAGGCGGAATACCGGGGCAGTGGACTAATTCCCAACCGTATTCTAGGTGGGACATGACGACCAATCCGATTGCACAGACCCATGGGAGAAATCCAGTAGGACCAGCAAAAGGAAATCGCGTGAAAACGTTCGATGAATACTTGGAAACTCTGAATAAATAAGAAAAAGTATCAACAGCAATGAATAATAAGCAGAACATCATGACATTCGACGCATTTGCAAAGGAAACTGAATTACAGGATCCAAAGACTGCAATGAAAGGCGATAACGTCGATTCTCAGAAAAAGGAAAAATTCGTGGATCAGGTAAAAAGAGCCGATTTAACCGGATTAGCAGTAAACCAACCGGATTATTCAAAAACTAAGGACAAACCTATCAATGAGGACGTCAACCCAGTTCAAGCTGAATTGGATGCGTTAGTTCCGAAGATTCAATCGGCTACTGAGGATCTTAAAAAAGCACAGAATGCTCTAAACGACCTGCACATACGCCAGGCCCAATTGCAACAGCAAAGTGCTGCAACTACAGCAACAACTACGGTTGCACCAGTTCCGGCTACTCAGCCAGTTCAACCGACACCAGTTGCTCAGGCTCCGTCCGCATCGCCAGCCGTTTAAAATAGCTTAATTAAATGACCAGAGACGAACTCGTACTAGACATATTTAATGAATTAACGTTAGCTAAAGCTTTACCGTATTCCATACCAACGAAGGAGATCGAACGAGTCATCGTCAATGCCGAGAGATACTTTTACGATAATTGGAGGCATGCCGTTGAACCAAGATACTTATTAATACCTGAGGAGCTTTTAAAGAGCGATAGATTTAAGCAGACACGAACGATCAGGATGCCTGATTGCATACAGTTCGTTTACGACGTTAAGGAGCCTAAGGGGAATTCAATATTCGGAACGATAGATCGAGACTTTGCTGAAAATAAGTTCATCGGATCGGAAGTATTTCTAACCCCGTTCATTGGCGAATCGTTGGTGTATAGGACGGTACTATTTTCGTTCCTTGACATGACGAAAAACTTCATAATTGATACTGTCGCCTACGATTACAATAGGAACACTAAGTGCGTGAACATAACCGGTAGGACTCCGCCAAAAATGGTCATGCAAGTAGCACGAAAGATAGAACCCGAATACCTGTATAACGATGAAGTATTCCAACGATACACTAGAGCAAAATCAAAGGTCAGGTTGGGAGAATTACTTACCAGTTTTGATTTTAATCTACCTGGAGGAATACGACCGAATTATAATACATTTGTCACAAAAGCTGAGGCTGAGATGCAATCAGTATTAGATATGATGAAATCGGAAAATACGCCTGATTTCATTATGTTGGTCCATTTCTAATCAGTTATAAAATATTATGGTTGATTTTTATTTTAGAGCTCAAACTGACCCAAACTATAGGGCCAATATTTTCGAATCGAGAAACGATATCGAGAATACCATCGAACAGGTGCGAATGACCCTTCTAACAAAGAAAGGAGAGGTGTTGGGCGAACCTGATTTTGGATTGGATACGACCAAGTACCTATTTGAATTCGAAGGCTATCCAATAGGAATCCTCGAAAAGGAAGCAGCTTCCCAGATTCAGGATTACGTGATGCTTTCAAAAATATATGAGGTGGTACCAACCGCTTTCAATTTGGATGATCTGGCTGATATGCATAAGGTCGGACTAGCTCTCGATATTGCGATCAACGGTAAGAGAACTTTCGCAGTTCTCTATGAGGATTGATCCAATCCTTCATCGTATTTACGCACGTAATTAGGAAGCTTTAGTTTACCAAGCCTATACAAGTAGTATTCGTACCAGTGACAGAATGTGTATCTGGACCTGCCTTTCTTACCCAATTTCTTAGCTCGTGCCATTATAGACTACCGGGTGCTCCAACTTCACTTGAAAATTCAGTCGGTGCTCCAGCTTCCGGTTCTGCTGGCTCTGCAGCAGCTGCTCCAGCTTCAGCAGCAGGTGGAACTTCGGCCTCAGCCGCTTCCGCTAACTGACCAGCTTTTGCTAAGTAGTCAGCATTTTTCTGTATGATCTCATCGCTGAGCTTCAAGTATTCCTTCACCAAGAAATCAGATGAGAAATACGGTTTTTGCTGATCGTTCGTAACTGCCTTGAGCGCATTAATTGCTGCAATTCTCTTATTTAAAAGATCCTGATTCTTTATTTCCTCGAATACGTTATCATCGTACCAGGCTATGCCGATAGCATTTTGAAATTTTGGATCGGTTCGCAATTCCTTAACGTCCAAGCACATCTGCAGATAAAGAGGTTTCGTGATGAGTTCCTTGTACGCTGACCTGAGTCTCTGTATGAACTTGTTGTATCGAATTTCCTCACGTGAGATACCCTCCGATGTCAAAGTAAATGTTCCACCGCCTTCCGTAAATCTGGAATTTGGAATTTTTGAATCCTGTTTTAATTTTTCGTAAAAATACTTCAGTAATTCTGACCCGGATAAGTTAGGACCTGCGTATTCCAGAGGTTCGATCTTCACCTGCTGTTGT